ACAGTTTATTATTAATAACCAACCAGTAATCATTGGTATTATTTACCTTGGACGACTCATCTATAACATACACAGCTTTGGTATGGTCAATTGACTCATGTGGAATATTATTGTAAATAATTGGATATTCATCAATATTATATTGATCCGTGTTATCACTTAGAAAGACTTTTTTAAATTTGTCCATTACTAGTTGGGCTGAATATGATTTGTAACAATTCCAGTCAGTGTGTACATTATTATACAGATTAAAATTTGTTAACACATTTGTTAATTCATCCTGTGTATTATAAATAATAGCCTTATCACCAAGAATATCAAGATGTGCATTTTCTAGAGACTGACCAAATGTGATGATAGGTTTGTTTAAACTTGAAAATTCACCAATGGCTAGCCCAAATGTTTCTCCTTGCAACCTGGCATGAAGCATAGCATTACATGTATTAATAAATTGGACCTTTTCCTGTTTTTCTATTAGAACATCCAAATGTATAATCTGGGGATGTGTTGCACAAAATTTTTGTGTATTAGCAAATATGAAATAAATGTTGGACGATCTAAGAACAATATCAGTTATTGCATAGTATACAAAATCTATATCAAATGTATCAGCACCGCCATACCGACCAAAAACAACAGCATCATCTGGTATATTTAATTGTTTTCGCATGTTATTATTTTCTGATGATAGAACAGGCAAATCAATCATATGAGGAACAAAAGGTATAACATTATTAACCTGTCTTGACATCCATTCAGAAATACATGCAAAAATGTCACCATGTACACTATAATTAAAAATTCCATGAACTACATTTTTACAACCATTAATGTGTGGGATAATATCATTTTTATTGCCTGTTGTTATCATGTATAAAACATCAATATTTTGATCTGCAACTATTTTAGCAATCTCATCAATTGAATTATAACCAAAACAATCAAACATTCCCTCTAACTTTTTCATTACATCTTGATTTAAAATTGTATTTTTATTAAAGATGATTACACTTTTGTTATTCAATAATAATTGATTGTAATATGCATAATCAATCATTGCAATTGTTGACCCTCTCTCAGAAATAGATCTATCATGAAATGCTATTTTCATCATCATGATTTTACAAAAGAAAAATAAAATAAAAATGTATATGCACTAAAAAACACTACGTCCCTTTCCTTTTTTTTTGATAGGTGCAGCATTATCTTCTTCACATTCCTCAATTTCAATTGGAGGGACCTTTAGTATTTTTTTAAACTTGTATACTTTATTATTGAAATCTCCTGGAATCCCATTAATAGTGGCAAATTCCTGAGGAGATATGATTTTCTTATTTTTGACATAATAGTAATCAATTTTATATTGGCATTTGGTATAAAAAGTTTCTCGTATTTCACCATGTTTTGTGAATACTGACAGATTGTCTTTAATATCAACAATTAGGGGTCTTGTGTCACCTGCATCTAATACTTTCCTTAAAATCCGACCAACTGACTGGACAACATTTTTCTTTGGGGTTGCAAGGATTATAGTATTTAGTCTATCAATATCTAAACCTTCATGAGCCATATCAAAAGTACCAAATAAAATATCTGCATTCTTTTCAGCAATCTCTCTATCTGCAGCAGAAACATCCCCAGTATAATAACATGTCATATATTCATCTTTATCAATAGTTCCATCAGCAATATCTTTTTCCAATAATTTATCAACACGATCTTTCATATTGGTCAAATCTAATTTTCTGCCACTAAGAACTAATATTTTTCTTTCTGGATCACGTCTCAGCCTATCTATAATTTTGACAATAAATTTTGTTCTCTGTTTGAGTTTGATTAAATGTGATATCATTTTGACACAATCCGGACGTACTTTACCGGCCATATATCTACTTCTATTTTTAAATGACTCATCGGTTGAATGATAGGTAAATATTTTTGCTAAAACCTTATTATTAGTTTTTAGTTTAATTTGATAAATTGTTTCACCTACATACCAATGCATAATTTTTATTAATCCATCCGATCGATAAGGAGTTGCTGATAATCCCAGTGTATATTGACACCCTGTTTTGGCTAATGCTTTAGAAAACATTTTAGAAGCAACATGATGACATTCATCATAAATAACCAAGCCAAAGTGTTTAAAAATGTCATCACTGTAATCTCTCCTAGATAAACTTTGTATGAGTGCTATTACAATATGTTTCCCCTCGACATCAACTTTATTTTGTCGAATTGTACCAACATCTGCATCAGTAAATTGTTTAACTCTTGCGACCCATTGATCTTTCAAAAAAGTTTTGTGCACAACAACCAAAGTTTTAACACCTAATTCAGATGCCATTTTGAGAGCCATTGTAGTTTTACCAGCACCACAAGGAACAGATAATAAACCACCACCCTTAGTACGCATGTGATTGACACATTTTTCAACAATTGGAGTTTGATAATCCCTCAAGTTTCCAGTAAATTTAAATGGCATTTTGTCAGGTGCATGCATTACTTTCTCTGGGTCACCAAAATTCTGGACACCATAATATCTTGGAATAGTAATATGAGTGTCCGACTCAGTATAAACTTTATATTGTGCCTTTAATTTTTCTTTCGGTGTTTGATCCAAGTTAAAAGGTGATACTGTTAAATCTTTTTGTATCTTTTTTAGGTCTTCATTTTTCAGGGCAGATTTTTTGATCTGATAACCATTGGTCAATAAAATGCTATCTTTCATGGGGTATAATAATATAATGATTATCCTATAAACTAATTTTTTTGAGATTAAATATAAACAAATCAATCTTTTTTGCTATAAATCATTATTGTTAAAGCAAAGATATAGGTTTAAAAATAAAATTTAGCATCCCAAAAATAAAAATACTCAATATATAATATAATCATAATGAGTGCATTCGATGAAACCGTAAAAAAGTACACATCTTTTCTTGACAATGAATATGTTTCTGCAGGATTGTCAATATTTTTGATCATATATGCAGGTATGGCTGCTCCCAAATTACCAGGATATGTTGCCCGTTTGTTTGATTACACATTAGTTAAACTCTTAATGTTTTTCCTGATTGTGTACATCAGTAGAAAGAACGCAACAGTCGCAATTATTGCCGCAATTGCAGTGATGGTGTCCATTATGACATTGAATAGACTCAAGTTTACCGAAATGATGGAAGTTGTTAAGGGTGAAGAATCTGGTCGTCGCGTGCGAATGAATGGATGTGTATGTGATTGCAGTGGTCAAGAAGAAGGCAATGCTGAAGAATCTACTTTGGGTGAGGAATTAGGTAATTATGGTGAAGAGCGTCATGGTCGTGTGGGAGTTGAATCCGAAAACAAACGATTTGTATCTCTTCAAGAGGAATCTGAAAATGGTGCCGAGGATAGTTCTCACATGAGTGTTCAGGAACACCGTGCTGAAGAATCCAGAGTGCATGCCGAGGCCGAAGTATCTGGTGAGTCAAAGAGTGAAGTAAGCATGGAAGAAATGGCAGAAGAAGTTAAACGCCGCGCATCTAATGTTGGACGATCATTACAACCAGAAGAAATGAAAGAGTTATGCTCCGACGTTTTGAGAGAATTCAGAGGCCAGACAGCTCGATGCCAAGGCGGATGCTTAACTAATGTCACAAGCGCATTAGGGGATTTGACTGGTTATGATGGAAATGAATTACATGGATCCATCTAAATAATATTTTTATTAATTTTTTTGGCATCCAAATCTTATATTTGGATGCCAAAAAATGTTAAATAGCATGTTGTTGTTTCATTTCTAGGGTACATTTTGGACATGTGCAAACAAAATTCCACGTTGACTCAAGATATTCTCGACGTTCAACATAGTCAACATTTTTGCTAAATGCCTGATAGGTAATGTTCATTTCAGCACCTTTTTTGATAAATCGATTGCTAAAGAAGACAACGTAGCCAAACACACAAATGTACCACAAATTAGAATCACATGAGTGATTGAAAAATGAGCCTTTGAATATGAGTGCATGACGATTGAATGGTCGCATAAGAAAACAGTTAGTTGAAAATTTTCTTGTCAACACACTAAAATGAGTTGTAATAAAGGCAGAAATTGTCTTTTTACGGGTTTCCTCATTGAGTTCAATTTTTTCAGTGGTTGCAGTTGGTGCCAATGTCATGATTTTGTTGATAGTATCTGCATTTGCCTTGTCAAGCTCTTGACGAAACACATTGAAAAAGTTTTTTGTGCGCATGATTGAAAAAAATGATTTTTCAATCATGACTATTTGAAATGGTAATATGTTGTATCTGGCACGATAAAATCTACCAAATGGTCCATAATGCAGTACACATGCATCAATCACCAATGGCATACACAGCCATAGCAAACTAAATACCCAATAAATGAGCATTGTTGCGTAGTTGTTTAAAAATTCAATTACAGACAATACAATTAGTACACATTGTCAACTTTTTGTGGGATCATAATATATCATTATGAATATCTTAGATATAATCACTATAATAGTTATAATTGTCATCATAATTGCACTAGCATTAGTAAATGTATCGGCAATATTAGATCAAAAACTAAGTAATATATCTGTATCAGTACCACCAATAACTATCCCCGAATCAAATATCACAATTAAGGTTCAAAAAACATGTGGATCAGACGATTACAATGTTTTTGTTGAAAAAGTAGATTCAAAATCAGTATCTATTTCACCCATTACAAACAATAAAAATAATGAGCATTTTGGTTCTGTATCAAATTCGCAGCCAATATCACTTACAAGTATTATTACAGATACAAAAAACCTTATTGATAAAATAAAAATACCTACTGCAACTGGACCAATACAAACAAATACTGGGGAAACAAAAATGGAAGAAGAAAAACCGCACAATGTAAAAATTAATCATGATACAAAACCCGTTATACCAAACACTGTTAAACAGGTTGAATATCCAGATAGTGATGATATGATTGAATATGGAGATTACCAATGTTATAGAAAACCCACACAAACACAACAAATTATACATCCTTTAGATGCTAAAAAAGAAGTAAAAACATATTATGAACATCATATGCAAAAAGGTGCATCAATTAATGATGAAGAATGGGATCCAAATAAATATTACAAACGATATCAACACCATGTCAATACATATCTAGAAGATCCAAAAACAAGAGGATATAATGTGACATATTATGATCAATATGGAGGATTATCAAATATAGGTAGAATTAAACTAGACAAACCGGACGGACGACCAAAACCAGTAGGCTATTTATTTGAGAACTCACCATCTTTTATTAGATAATAGAACATTTATAGTTTCACTAATTCAACAAATAATAATGACTAATAATAGAATAAGAATGAATGATATTGAACCTCATATAAGTAAAGAAAAGTTTGCAACAGAAATTTTTCCCACAATGTGCATAGGTCACACCTATCAACCTGCTATTATGCCAGCAGTACGCAGGATAATTGTTTTGGGGGACATTCATGGTGATTTGGAATTGGCACTAAATTTGTTAAAAATAGCAAAATTAATCAGACAGGATGGAAATATTATAAGCTGGATTGGAGGATCAACATATGTTGTTCAAGTAGGGGATCAGATAGATAGATGCAGACCAATTAGTAACATGCAATGTAATAATCCAATGACAACACATAATGATGAAGCATCTGATATGAAAATTTTAAAATTATTTACCGATTTGCATAATCAGGCCAAGCTAGTGGGCGGTGCCGTAATATCATTGTTGGGAAATCATGAATTATTAAATAGCTTGGGTCATTTAGATTATGTATCATACAAAGGATTACAAGAATTTGAAAAATATGTTGATCCTGCAAATCCACACATAAAATTCAGAAACGGTGCAGATGCGAGAACACATGCATTTGCACCCGGACATGAAATTGGAAAATTTCTTGCATGTACAAGATATCCGGCAGTCATTATTGGATCAAATTTGTTTGTGCATGCTGGAATAGTGGATGGTTTAATAGCCGAGATAGGATTAAAAGGTATACAAGATTTTGAAACAATAAATGTGGCTATACGAATGTGGCTACTTGGGTTATTAAAAAAGAAATACATAAAAAATATAATAAAAAGTTCTCCGACATCAATGTTCTGGACAAGAATTTTGGGGAACATTCCACCTAATGTAGAATTGAATAACCCTGCTTGTATGTCACACATTGGTCAAGTTTTGAAATTATTCCAAGTTGGATCAATATTTATAGGACATACACCACAGTCATTTACATACAGTGATGATATTAACTCAACATGTGGAACCAAAATATGGCGCGTTGATAATGGCAGTTCATCAGCATTTCATCGATTTGATAGAGATTATATGATGAATGGGAAAGTAAAATATAGCAGAAGACCTCAAATATTAGAAATCATTGATGATAAGATTTTTAATGTTTGTGATAATATTGAAGGAATAAATTGTAAATCGTCAGTGAGACAATAAAAAATTTAATTTTTGGATGCTTTTTTGGCAGCTCTCTTCTCAGCCATTTGTTGGTTTGCCTCATCATATGCCTTTTTGAATGCACCTGATTTTTTCTTTTCGTCGAACAAATCAATGGCCTTATCAACAGATCCGGCAGTCTTCAAATATGCACTAATAACTTTGGATAATGCGGGTCCGTCTTTGATAGATGAATCTTTCTTAACATGTGCCTTTATTTTTAATAAATCTTCCATGAATTTAGGCATTCCACCACTTTGTCTCTTACCACCTTTCTTACCCTTAGAACCTTTTTTGGTTTTAGTATCAGCTTTGGCAGCCTTTTTAGATGATGCTTTTTTGGCCTTAGGGCGACTTGCCTTTTTGGTTTTCTTTGATGAAGCTTTTTTACCTTTTGATGCAGTCTTTTTGCTCTTTGAAGCAGACTTCTTTCCTCTCTTTTTGGCACCGCCAACAAGAGAATTAAACTCCACCTCATCATCATCATCATCACCATCGCCACCACCTGCCTGAGCTTGAGAAGCAGTATAACCGACATTGCGCCTGACTTCGCTCAGTAATGCATTTATGTCACGCAAAACATCACCGGCATCAGCATTTGCGGAGACTTTTGTCCAATCTGGGACAGATGAGGTGACAGAGAAATTGTCACTTTTTTGACTTGCGGTTGAAGATTTTGGAACGAAAACAGAATTCGACATTATTATATATTCTTATGACAGAATTTTTATTTATAGGATACCAAGAAATTCATTTTATTTATAGGATACCAAGAAATTCATTTTATTTATAGGATACCAAGAAATTCATTTTATTTAACGCACAAATAAAATTGATAATACAAATGCTATGTATCTCAATTAAACAAATGGAACATTAAATAAAAGTAAGAATGGGAGTACCTGGATTTTTTGCATGGTTAATGAAAAGATACAAAAAATCAAAATTTATAATTAATTCATTACCATCTAGACCAGCTGGATTTTATGTTGATGCAAATTGTTTATTTCATCCGCAGTGTTTCAAATTATTGGAGGCAATTAGTGATGAAATGGATACAGAAGAATTAGAAAAATTAATGATAAGAAGAATCATAAAATTTTTGATATATATTGAAAATTTTGTAAATCCCACAAAATTTATGTATATTAGTGTTGATGGTGTTGCTCCATTGGCCAAGATAAATCAACAAAGAAAAAGAAGATACAAATCAGTTGATGACAATCAGATGAAACTAATGATCAAAAGTAAATATGGTATCAAAACAATTAATCATTGGAATAATACAGTTATATCACCAGGAACTAAATTTATGGAAAGATTGCATTTAGAACTTTTAAGTTTTTACCAAGGAAGAAAGAAGAAAGGATTCAAATATATTTATTCATCATATCACACAGCAGGAGAAGGTGAACATAAAATATTGCAACATATGAAAATCAATAAAATGGATGGTAATATGGTTATTTATGGGTTAGATGCTGATTTGATTTTCTTGGCATTAGCAAGTGGTGTTGACAATATATATCTGTTGAGAGAGGAAACACATTTTGGTTTGAAAAAGGATATTGAAAAGGTTGAATTATATGATCCAGTTGATGATGTTGGTGAAGAACTTGTCTATGTAGCAATTGATATAGTTAAAGAGGCATATAATGAAGAATTACATGATTTAATTGTCCATATGACAGGATACAAAGCCGATGCTGATATTAATTTTTTGCCAGATTTTATATTTTCATGCTTTTTGTTGGGTAATGACTTTTTGCCACACTTTCCAAGCATTGATATTAAAAAAGAAGGACTAGATTATGTATTAGAAGCATATATTAAAGTATTTTATGCATTAAAACAAACTATCATAACATTTAATAAAGGGAAAATTCATATTAATGAAGGATTTGTTGCATATATGTTGTATGAATTGGGTACAAAGGAACAGGAGTATTTTTCAGTTGTATTGCCAGAATATGAAAGAATGAGTTATAGGAAGAAATGTTTTCAAAAAGATCCATATGAAAAAGAAATGTGGGATATTGAAAATATGAAACATGTGGATATTAAGGATACAATAAGACTGGGTACTGGATCGAGTGATGGATGGAAATATAGATATTATTCACATTATTACAATGTGGAAGAACATTATGACGAATTTGTTGAAACAATGATAAAACAATATTTGGAGGGAATAATGTGGGTTACAAAATATTACTTTGAAAAATGCACAGACTGGCAATATCAATATGTATATAATCATGCACCATTTGTGTCAGATGTTGCAAGTTATTTAGACAAACATATGGATGCACTAAATAGTATTAAATTTCCCACTAGATCAAATATTCCCATTATGTCACAATTACTATCTGTATTGCCACCAGCATGTTCTGATATGTTAGCATCAAGTTATCAAAAATTAGTATTGTCTGATGATAGTCCAGTAATTGATATGTTTCCAATATCAGTAAAATTGGACATGCTTAATAAGGATTTGTATTGGCAATGTATTCCGTTGGTCCCCCCATTAGATGTTGATCGTATCGTAGAAGCGACGGTAGAATTGGAATTGACAAAATCAGAACAAAAAAGAAATATTGAAGTTGATGATTATATTTTAGGATAGACACGCGTTCGTTCTCAAGTGATATAAATTATAGTTTATAGGTATATAGTAAAACCGATATGTCAAATAAGAGTAATGGAAGTCAAGATAAAAGTATATTTACACTAAGTTCTATTAAAAATAAAGAAAAAATGAGGGACTCGATTCCGTGTAGAATAAATTTTATCAAAGACTTAATGAAGGGCCAAAAATTTGATCCACTTATAAATTTTGATAATGCAGAAACTGAACAATTTACAGGCGGCGTAAGAAATGATGATAATGCAAGTGGTGAAAGTTATGATACAAGAATACTGTTAAAAAAGAGAGTTCTTAATTTTACAAATGTTATAGAAAGATTGGGATCAGGGGGGAAATTAGAATATATTAAAAGTGGAACAACTGGACATGCATTTAGGGGAGAAGCACATGATGAAAATGGGAAATTTGAATATGGTGTTAAGGTTGTTGCATATCCTAAGAAAGAACGATATGGAAATATATATGACTCTAGAAGACCAGAAAATGCAGAATTAATGATGATAAAATTGCTAAGTTATTTTATTGTGAAAAAACACACACCACATATTGTTTTACCAATTGGAACATTCAATACATCTATCGAAACATTTATTGGATTGATTGATGGCGAATTTGTTGAAAAGGATAATCAAAAATATATTGCATTTGAAAAAG